CAAAAGCGTGCTGGATCGGATGATGCCAATGCGTTTGCGCTTCAGCTCCTGATTACTAAGGCGCAAGACGATGCTGGTCAGGCGTTGTTTCTTGCTGGTGAGATCGACATTCTCAAGAATGAAGTCAAGGACAAGGACCTTCAGTCTTTGATGTTGGCGATCCTGACTGACGAAGAAGAAGAGGCTATCGACCCAAAATCCTGAGCGCCGAGCTTCGGAAAGACAACTGGCTCATGCTTCAATTTGGCGTTGCCAAGGAGCTAGGCATGAGCCTGACGGAGCTTAGGGCGACAATGACGCCAGAAGAGATTCTTGGCTGGAGCGCGTACTTCAAGATATTGAACGAGGACCAAGAGAAGGAGTTAGCAAAGGCCCGCAGGCGCAGGTAGAGTGGAATAGCAGCAACAGCAGGGTTTTTCCTCGTGGCGATTAGCTATCAGGCCAAAATTGATCTGATTGTTGGTGGCCTAGAAAAAATTGAGGCTGCAGAGAAGCGAATAAAGTCTCTGCTAAGAGAGTCAAGAAAATTACAGCGTGGTGGTATTGCTCAAAGGGGCACAGCCGCTCTTGCTGCTACTACACGTGAAGGCCGTCAGCAGTCTCGTCGTCAAGTCAGAAATGCTGAACGCAGGCTTGAACTTCAATCAAAACTAAATTCCGCGACTGATCTATACAACCGAAAGCTGCAACAGTTTCAACGTGCTGGTGGCGCAGGAAACAAACAGTTACAAGGCCGTGTTGATCAGATAACGCAGGCCTTTGCTGTTGGAACGAAAGAAGGGACAAAAAATCTTCGTTTGACGAGAGCGCTTGCAACAGAGCTTGGACGTGTTGTTGAGCAACAGCGAGAGCTTAACCGTGCTAGAGCCCAAGGAAACAAAGGTTTTGAGGCTGGCAGGCGTGGTTTTGAACGTATTGAAGCTCTGCGAGCTAGTGGCTTTGGCTCTGAGCGACAAATTAGTGGAGCCGAAAGTTTAGTCAGAAAGATTGGTCCAGCAGCTGCTTCAGGAGATCAAGCTGCTTTTAACGAGGCAGTAAGAAAAGCCGAGGTTGCTTTGCGGCGCTTGGAGCGGGAGTTTCAGCAAGCAGAAAGAGCGCAAAGGGCATCTACTAAAGCCAAACGCGATGTTGAAAGAGCTGAAAGAAAGCTTGCAAACGAGGCTAAAAAAGAAGCAAGGGATCGAGCAAATCGGCGTAAAAGACGTTTTCAGGATATTGCTACTGGTGCAGGCTTTCCGTTGTTGTTTGGTGGTGGACCTGTTCAGGCATTGGCAGGCGGTATCGGTGGAGCGCTTGGCGGATTTGGCGGTTCGATTGCTGCAACAGCTTTGGTTGGTCAGGCTGAAGCATTTGCACGAGCTGCAGCCGAAACAGGTGTAGCGCTGACATCCACGGGTGGAGCGCTGGACTTTATGCGTGAAAAGTCGCTGTTTAGCACTGCAGAGGCTAAAGAGCGAGCTGCTCAGTTAGAAGAACTAGGTCGGGTAGAGGAATTAGCGGCTCACCTTGGCCAAGAGATGGCAAAAGCCATTGGGAACAACGGTGTCAAAGCGTTGCAAGATTTGGGAGATACAACAAAAGAAACGACGAGGCTTTGGAACTTGTTGACGACTCAGTTGTTCCGACTGGTTGCTGGTCCGCTGAATGACTTCTTAAAAATTGTCAATAATGTTCTTGGGGGTATAACAACAGAGCAGCAATTTAGAGCGCGTAAAGAAGATCTTGGCGCGCAGGGTGGAGCTGCGCTGGAGGCACGAGTTGCAGAGTTGATGGAGGGCGACACTTCGCGTCTTACCCCGCAGCAGCTCCGGTCTGGCAAGGGAAGAGGCATTGGAGCGCTGAGTCGGCCAGAGGCCATAAAGAAAGCGCTAGGCGAAGAGCAGTTCCAGGTTGCTGCTACTTCAACTCCTATTACGGACGAAGATCGCAGAAGGTTTGCTCCGAAGGCCGGAAAAGACAAGCTCCCGGATTTGCAGATCGAAATTGGCCTTCAAGAGCGCTTGCTTGCACTTGATAAGCAAATTGCACAAGCCACACTTGATGAAAACGACAAAATTAAATCAATTCTTGAAAAAGAAAAGATTAGAGAAACACTTGCGGCCAATATAGATAAAATTAAAAATGACGGATTGCGGCCTGCTCTTGAAGCCGCCAAAATAGAACTTGAGAGAGTAAACGCTGCTCAAAAAATTCAAGACATAGACATTGCAACAGCGCGAGCTGAAAGCGATAGAGCTAAAAAAGTTCAAAGCACCGTTGAAAGCCTTCAAAATGAAGGCGCACTGCTTCAAGCAAAACTAGATGGCACTGAAAAAGAGGTTGCACTAAAACAAAAAGTTGCTGAAGCCACAAAAGATATGAGTGCAGAAGACGCTAAAAGAGTAGAAGACTTGATTCGAGGCAACGCACTGCTGGCAGAACAGGTAAAAATAGCGGAAGAAATGGATAAAGTTTATGCTCAAATTGGAATGTCCATTAAGGATGGAGTGGTCAACTCAATTCAAGCTGCCGTTGATGGAACGAAGAGCTTGGCTGAAGTCGCTAGCAATACACTTAGAAACATCGCCAATCAGTTGCTGAATATCGGCGTCAACTTTGGTTTATTTGGCGTTCCGTTTGGCACTGGGTCGGGTGGCGGCTTGCTTGGCGGCCTTTTTAGAGCAAACGGCGGTCCCGTTAAAGGTAATAGCCCTTATATCGTTGGAGAAAGGGGACCAGAACTGTTTGTTCCACGGTCTAGTGGCACAGTCGTTCCAAATAACGCACTTGGTGGCGGCAGCACCAACGTGGTGGTCAACGTTGACGCCAAGGGCACTGCAGCTCAAGGCGACGATGCACAGGCTGGTCAGCTTGGCCGTTTGATTGGAGCGGCAGTTCAGGCAGAATTGATTAAACAGAAGCGGCCTGGAGGACTTCTTACTCGCTGATGGCTACCTTTCCTTCTTACGATCCACTGGTCGGCGCAAGCAAGCGCAGCCAGCCCCGTGTGCGCAGGGTTCAGTTTGGTGACGGCTTTTCACAAAGGCTTGTTTACGGCCTCAATCAAGACCCCAAGGTGTGGACGTTGACTTGGGACGTTACTGAAGAGGGTGCAGACGAGATTGAATCGTTTCTCGACGCAAGAGGTGGGGCTGAAAGCTTTGACTGGTCTCCGCCGGATGAGATAGAAACGTACAAATGGATTTGTCCGGAATGGGACAAGACGATTAACTTTCCTGGTAGAGCACAAGTCTCTGCCACGTTCCAGCAGGTGTTTGAGACATGAGCGAGCTTTTTGAAAATCTGCTTACGTCTAGCCCGTTTGCGGTCATTGAGCTGTTTCAGCTTCAGCTAGACACTGCTATTCACGGCAGCGATACGACGCATTACTTTTTTAATGGCGTCAACCAAAGAACGACGACCGGTCAAATAATTTTTGCGAGTGAAACCTATATCGCGTTGCCGATTGAGGCAGAAGGATTCGAGTTTAAGGGTGATGGAACGCTGCCTCGTCCCACCATGCGAATTGCTAACACCAACAGCTTTGTCACGGCTGTGTTGTTGGCTGTAAACGAGACAACACCCGGCAATGACCTTACTGGAGCGAAACTGACGCGAATCCGGACATTAAGTCGTTTCTTGGATGCAGCCAACTTTGATAACGATACGAACCCTTATGGAACGCCCGACCCTACGTCTACGGGTGAGATGCCTAGGGATGTGTATTACGTTGACCGTAAGATCTCCGAGAACAGGGACTTAGTTGAGTTTGAGCTGGCCTCAGTGTTCGACATGGAGGGCGTAACTGCCCCACGTCGAGTTGCTTTGGACAACATTTGCCAATGGACGTATCGCGGTCCTGAGTGCGGTTACACAGGGGACGAGTTTACGGAAAACGACGTTGTTGAGGTTACTGATGCCGCTCCAAACCTGACTTTTAATTCTGGCGATAATCAGCTTACGGCTGGAAGCCAGTTGAACTCTGGCGAACAACTTGTGTCTTCAAACGGTTGGTATCGCTTGGTTGTTCAAGGTGATGGCAACCTTGTTATTTACGATAAAGCTGGCACAGGGGTATGGGATCACGGGCAAGGCGTGCGAAGCCCTCAGAATGACGGAAACTATCACTTGGTTATGCAAGTTGATGGCAACCTCGTGATGTATAACACCGATACTGGCGAGGTGATCTGGACTGGCATCGACACAAACAAGCGAGGTGCTGTGTCAGCTGTGTCGTTTACAGAGTTTTATCCATCAAACCATGCTGGTGGACGTCGGGGATCATTTGGCTATGAGGTCAATAACGGCGATCCAGCCAGCTTGTCTAGTACAGCCACAGTGCAGGAAACGTACACGCTTGGAACGAGAACTTTAACGGTGAGTTTTAGCTTCACTGCGGGTGTTTTGCCTAACGACCATTACAGCGGACGTGCATTTAATTGGGACGTTCCGACTGTTTCGTTTGTCAGCTCAACCGGTCTGTTTGA